AAAATTCATAATTTTGACCTCTGAGACGCTCTGCACCAAATTTTCAATGAGCAAAACTGAAATCTATTATAGTCAGAATAACACAAGTCAAGTCGATTTTCAAGAAAAAATTTTTTGATGTAAACTGTTACTATGTAAGCACTTACATTTTTAAAAAGATTATAAAAACTATTTTTATGTTTTAAAACTGTATGTAATTCACAATTAAAAAACTTACTAAATGTACTTAAAATACTGAAAACAATACGGTTATAACAATTCAAAATAGACTTTCAAAAAATTATTGTTGTAAACTGTTACTATTAAAGCATTTACAATAACATACCGACTTCAAAACAAAACTGGAAACCGTTGTTATAAAGTATTGAAAACATTATACTTAAAAACCTAAGAATAGTTTTTAATAAGAATGTAGAAAAAAGAGTAAATTTGTCATTCTTATTAAAGAGCTTTAATAAGGTGCGTATAATGTAAATTAAAAGATTGATAAATGGTTTTAAAAAGTGGAAATGAAGAGCGTCTTTATAAAAGTCTTTAATATCTATGAATTTATCATAATCTGTATTAGATTATAATACATAAACCATTGAAAATAAAGAGGTTATATCGCCATATCATAGATGACGTTCATTTTAGCACGGTAACCAATCGAGCCTCCGACCATACGACTATACTTCTCTGTCGATGTCTTAACGAAAAATTTCCATATGCACATCTTACTATTCAAAAGCTTTTTACTACTCTCTACACGCTCCCTATGCTTCATATCGAGCTTTAAAATCACTCTTAATACTCTAAAATTCACTCTAATCTACCATGGGGTTTTATTTAGCAAATACTTAATTTACTTCTTATTTAACTAGTTTAAAAAAGACCTATAATTGCTTTAAATAGCTTAATAAGATGATTTTTGTAAAAAAAATGAAGATAATAATTTTTTTACTTGACAAAACTGGTAAAATGAGTATATAATATATATAGAGACTACATTTAAAAATATTTTAAAAAGTATGTATAAAATTGAATCAGTAATAAACAAATTAAAGAATCTTCCTCAATACAAAAACTTACCTGCAGATGAGTTAATGAAAATTGCTCAAGAAAAGCAGAAAGAGTGGGATGAAAATCTTGATATTGAAGTGATGTTTTTAGATAGCAAAGAAAAGAAGCTTGGTAAAGAGCTACTTAGGAAATATTTAAAAGATTATACAGTAGAGACTATTTCTGATAAGAATATGTTAAAACAACTTATATTCTTAGAAATAGTAGGAGTTAGATTACAACGCATGCTTAATGATTTAAAGAAAGCTTCTGGTAAAGATAGAGTTGATGGTAATATATTGGATAGTTATCATAAGAATATTAAAGAGATTACTACTTTAAAAGATAAGATGGGTTTGCTTAATAAAGATGGACAATCGGATTCATTTAAAACATTACAACTTTTAAAAAGAAAGTTTAAAATGTGGAGAAGTGAGAATAATGGTAGTAGAACTATCGCTTGTCCATATTGTGGGCAGATGGTCTTATTGAAAATAAGAACAGATGCGTGGGAAGCACAGAATCACCCATTCTTTAAAGATAGAGTTTTAGCTAATAAACATTTATTAAAGATGTATTTAGATAAGAAAATTAGTCGAAAAGATGTAGCTTTAGTTCTTGACTGTAGTTCAGATTATATTGACTGGATGATAAAGAAAGTTAAATTCTAACTTTTTTCTTAGTTTTATTCAAATATTAAATCCTTTCTAGTTTTAGATTATTTAAAAATTAAATAATATGAAAACAATATTAAATACAATAATGACAGTATTAGGCTATACAATAATAGCTATAAGTGCCCTATTTATAATAGGGTATTTTTTATTTATGATGAAAGAGATTGTTGTTGGGTTGAAACATATTAATTATAATTTATATGGTATAGTTGAGCAACTAGACCAAGGATATAAGTTAATTATATGATTCAAACACTGTCAGATGAAGAGCTAGATTTTTGCGAATCTTTATACGACCCAGTTTGTATGTCTGAAACATTATTTAGTGATTTTGATAATTTAGCCAGATTTGATGAGAAATTTGGACATGTTCGTAATGGTCAAATTCCATTATTATCATTTGAGTATTTAATAGATGAAAGACCTGAGTTAGATGAAAAAGAGAATTTCGAGCTCCGTGAGGGAGCTGGAAATGTGTGGTGTTTAGGAGGAAGGCTTTTCGGGAAGACCATGTGCGTAGAGAAACTAGACATTCTTATCGGATATTTACTTTTAGATGGAGATAAAGAAGGATTTACTAGTTATGATAAAGGGCATATACAAGGTGTTTTAGATGAAATAATAATAGCAATAGAGAATCATTCATTATTAAGAACATTTAAAGATAGAACTCTTAGAAATCCTTATTTAATAGTTGCTAAACATGGATGGAGTTTGTTAGGAATTAATATGAATGTAAAAGGAAAAGACCCTGGTGGTCATTTCTACCAAAAGCATTTTCATAAGCTATTTATAGAAGAGGCATCTTTTGAAACTGAAAAAGTACATAAAGCAAGAGCAGATTCTAGTTCAGAGAATGGTTGTGTTATGCGTTCTGCAGGAATGACTAACTTTACAAAATATAGTCCTATAGGGATTATATTTAATGATTTAACTAGAAAACCTTGGGTGATGAACTTACCACGGTATGTGAATCCCAAATGGGATTCTATTGAAAAAGCAAAAGCGATTAAGAAGCATCATGGTGAACATACAGTAAGTTATAAGATGTTTGTTGGGGGAGAAGTGATGGAGGAAGGAATTAGTGTTTTTGATATGGAACTTATTAGACCTCAGTATAATGAGAAAAAGAAAATAAAGCATTTTGAAGTAACTAAAGAAAGTTATGCTAATTTTGAACAAAATCTTATTGTAGATAGGCCTAAAAATGTATCAGCAACTTTTATTAGTATAGATGTTGGTGAAACAGCTCCAGCTGAAATAATTGTATTATTCCAAATAAACGAAAAATATCGTTATGAATATAATATAACACTTCATGGTTTGACTGATAAAGAGCAATTAAAAATATTAAAGTATATTGTAGACACTTTAACTGCTGAAGTAATAGCAGTGGATTGTGGTGATGGATTAGGAAGAGTTATATATAGAGATTTAGAAGATACATATGGTAAAGAACATTTAGTTTACTATGATGGGAGTAAAAAAATTCCAGTAAGACTTGAAAAAGATGAAAACGGAAGATTAAAGATTAAAGATGGTAAGCCTGTTTATGAAGAAGAGTTTATGAGACAATGGGCTGTTCAACGTCTTAAAGTATTATTATATGAAGAAAGAATGTTGTTACCAATGGATTATAAGTTTGATGTTCAGTTTAACTCAGTAGTATCTACACAGTCACTTAGTAGAACGATTTATGATGTTGCGGCAGAAGAAGACCATTTGTTTGATGCTTTTATAGTATTTGCTATTGCTCAATGGGATAAAGAATTAAGTATTTTGAAGCCAACGAATACCAAAAAGTGGTGCAAGACTGGTGTATAAAAATTTTTAACATATGAAAAAAATTAATTTATTAGTGGAGAAAAAATAATATGGGAATATTAGATAGTATGAGAATGAATCCTAGCCTCGTGTGGTTATCTGACATGATACAACTAACTCAAGCGGATGAGATACGAGTTCCTACTTCATACCCACAACAAGTATATGAAACAAAAGAATTATTAGCAAGTGATGGTTCAGGGCTTGTAAATACAGTATTGGATTTTGCAATTGCCTGCACTCAAGTTGACTACAGTGTAGAAACTTCTAACCCAAATTTAACTAACGTTTTAAATAAATGGTTACATACAATTAACTATTCTCTAAAGGGAACAGTTCCAGTAGGTGTAAAAGCATTAGCTAAAGAGTATGGTAGAGAAAGATGGAAAAGTTCATCTTTTCTATTATTAAGAACTGTTTGGGAAGAAGTAGATGGTTATACTTTACCTACTAAGCTTTGGTTTGTTGACGGTGAAGATATCATTGTAGAAGAGGGTAACGATGATGGTGTTAGACGTTTAGGGGAAGAAAAGTATTCTTTAAGAATAAGTAAAACAAAAAAATCTAACAAACCACATGCAATACCGTTACCTAGTAAAAAAGATGAGTTAATATTTATTCAAAAACCTTATTCATCTTGGAACGATTTATATCCTATTCCATTTGTTATACAGAGGGGAATATTTAGAAATCTTAAATTTTTAGAATTGTTAGAGAAGAAAGGAGATTTTGTTGTTGGGAAAGCTTTAGAATATTTATTACTACTTAAAAAAGGTGACCCTACTTTATCAGCAACTAATCCAGATTTTACATACAGTAAAGAAGATTTCCAAACAGTTAAAGATGATTTAGCTAAATTTTTACAAGAGAGAAATACTACTAATGGTGTATCTGCTTATACTACAGGTTTTGATACAGAATTTGAACATTTGATTCCAGAATATGAAAGAGCTATTAAACAAGAGTTGTATAGTCCAACTGAAAGAAAACTTTTAGCTGGGTTGGGTTTAATAGATATAATTCAAGGAATAGCTAGTACTCGTAAAGATAGTATTTTAAATCCAAAACCATTTATATCAGATGTTGAAACTTCCATTGTTGATTATAAAACTTTACTTGCTGATGTAATGTTTACTATTGTAGAAAAAAATAAAATTAGACATAAGAAATATTTTAGTGATAAATCTAAACCAAAAATTCATAATACTCCTGTTAAACAGTTTATTGATAAAGAGTTACGTCAAATGATGCGTAGTGTTTATGATAGAGGTGG